CTTGCGGGCCACGGCGGCGTTATCGACGAGGTTCGGGTACGGCCGCCCCGCCGCCTTCGCCCGCGCCTTGGCCGCTGCCTTCTTGTCGGGTGTCAGCGTCGTGCGGTCCTTCGGCGCCACCGGGTTCTCCTTCTTCCAGAACACCATCTTCTTCGGCATCGTCAGATCCGGTTCAAGGTGGCAATGACCGACGCCGTCGAAGGCGCCCACGCGCTGGCCGCGTTGGTCTGGAGCGACAGGGCGACATTGGTGACCGCCCAGTACAGTTCCAAGTAGTCGTTGGCCGCCAGCGTGAAGAAGTAGTTCCACGCCGGCAGCAGGTGGCCGTCGATGGACCCGTGCTTGTTGGGCACCGAGACGCGCCCGGTGGAGCCCGCCACGTCCGTACCGTTCTTCCGCACCCACACGTCCACATCCTGGATCTGCGAGTCGGTGTTCACGAACTGCCCGCTCCACATCAGGTTGTAGTCGCCGGCATACGCCACGGTCAGGCGCGAACTGCTGACCAGCGTGACGCCACGCGACACATCCGTGGTGTTGAACGTGATGACCTTCGCCGTGTTGATCGCCGTCTGCGTCTGGTCAGTATAGTCCGAGAACCCGCCGTACCAGTGCGCCCACCCGGACTGCACCCACGCCCCCGCCACGCGGCTGTAGGTGTCCCGCGTGTCGGTGCAGAAGTACGTCGCGCCGTCCGCGATAGTCGTCGGCCGGCTGGCGAACGTGCCCGACTGGACGTGGATGCTGGCGTCGTCGTCATGCGCGTTCAGCGCTGCTCGCAGCACGTTGTCGTTCCCGCGCACGACGTTCGCATTCACCCCGGCGCTGGACAGCACCGGACTGGAGAACGTGAGCGTCTGGTGGGCGCCGACGAGTGCCATCAGTAGTTGATCTCCACGCGCACAAAGCCGGGAGCGCCTGTGCGACCCAGCGAGATGGACTGCGCCTGATAGCCGCCGCCACCACCAGCGCCGTACCCCGTGCCGTTCCCAGACGGCGTGGAGGTAGAGAAGATGCCGCCTGCACCACCCGTCCCGGCGATGGTGAAGAACGTCGTCAGGCTGGCGCCGCTGCCGCCGTCTGGACCGGACGTAGACGATCCGCTGTTGCCGGTCTGGCTGGTCACCAACACCCACGATCCGCCCAGCGTATAGCTGCTGCCGCCAGCGCCGCCAGATGCCGTGCCTGAAGCTGCGGCGCCACCGCCACTGCCGCCGTTGGCTGACGCGACATTGCCGCTGGCCACATGCGTCACCGACGACAGCCCGCCCGGGTCACCGTTGGCTCCGTTCAGAATGCCGCCAGCACCCACGGTGATACTGAGCGAGTCGCCGCCGGACACCACACGGGTGGCGCGCAAGCCAAGCCCGCTGCCGCCGCCACCGCCGTATGCGTTAAGTGCCACGTTGCCAGCGCCACCGCCCCCAGCGCCCACCATCGTCACGCGCACGCGCACGGCGTTGGACGGCAGCACCAAGTTGTAGGTGCCGGCCACCCCGTACTCGTACAGGAGGTTGCCCCCCGACATCATCATGCGCGTGGCCAGCATCAGAAGTTCTGCCCAGAGACGAAGGCGTACCACGTCGTGCCCGCGTCCCACGTCGCAAACGTGAAGATGTCCACCTTGCCGTTGGTGCTGGTCAGCGTCGGCGCGTTGCCACCGGCCCACTTCACGCTGGCGCCCCACGTCACGGTGCGCGGCGTGCCATCGGCCGTGAAGGCCAGCGTGAAGCTGCACGCCGTCCCCGACGCGCTGGGATTCTGGATCGTCAGCGTCGTGATGTTGGCGTTGAGCGACACGCCAAAGACGTTGCCGTTCTCCAGGTTAAGCGTCAGGGTGCCGGCGCTGATCGATGGCGTGGTCCGCGTCTCGCCGTAGTCCTTGATGACCGGGCGCAGCAGGATGTTGTCGGCCATCGCCACCTGCCCGCCCATCGTCAGGCTGCTCAGCGTCCCAACGCTTGTCAGGCTGGACGCGGTGACGCCAGACGCCAGTGTGTTGCCCGTCAGCGTCCCAGCTGCAGCCGCCGGCAGGTTCGTCAGGTTCGCCCCGCTTACTGCTGGCAGCACCGCCGGGAACCGCGCATCCGGCACCGTGCCGCTGGTCAGGTTGCTGGCGTTTAGGTTGTTCAGCGATGCCGACGTGAGATAGGCAAGCTCCTCCCACACCGATCCGGTATCGTACCACAGACGCACGGCGCCCGTGTCCGTCGTCAACCACTTGCGCCCCGCCGTGCCGGCCGCTGGACGCGCTGCCAGCAGCGACGATTGGACGTGGATGCCCGGGTCGTCGTCATGCGCCACATACGCGGTGCGGAGGGTGTTGTCGTTCCCCTTCACCACTGTGGCGTCCAGCGGGTCACCGTTGCTGGGGTTGGTGAACGCCGCGACCCCATGTTGCCCCACCGTCTCAGCCATCAGCGCCTCCCCAACGCAAAGGTTTCCAGCTTGAACCGACTGAACACCGGCAGCGCCGTGCCGGAGTCAATGATCGTGATGTCGATATAGTACCCGGTGCCGCCCATCTGCACCCGGTAGTTCTTGCCACCCGCACCGCCCCACTGACTCGCCCCCGTCCACGTCCCGCTGCCCCACACGCTCGCGAACGACACCGGCAGCGTGAAACCGCCCGATGTGTCGTCCGACCGATAGGTGACATCGCAGGACTTGGTGCCGTTGAGCGACGCGGTGACGTAGCCGAAGCGCAGCGCCTTTGCCACGCTGTCGTCCCCGCAGTACATCCGGTGCAGCTGTACGCTCATGCTGACCGTCGTGCCGCCCGTGCCGTCAGCGGCCACGTTGTCCTTGTTGTACCCGGGCGCATCGCACAGCGACACCCACCCGTCCACGTCCCCGCGCAGCACCACCGGCAGCCCGTTGCTGTCCAGCGTCTCGAACAGCGTGGTCGTCGCCGGGCTGATGTAGCCCGTGTCCCACGGCCCGCTCCAGGCGCCCAGCAGCGTGTGGTACTGGAACACGCCGATGGTCGGCAGGCTGATCCACAGCTCCCGCGTCCCCCGGTTGAACTCCGCCCGGATGCCGCCGAACTGCGCCGAGGACAGCGTGCGGATCAGCGGCAGGATCGGGTCCGGCGTCTCCACCGTGGCCACGGGTGCCACCTCCGCCTCGTTGCAGCGGTATAGGCCGCGCTCCGAGATGAAGTACGCGATGTTGCCGACCGACACAATGCTCTTGGGTGCGATGGTGCCCACGTCGGCCGTCACGCCCTGGGGCGCCACGGTGATGTCGTCCTGCCCGAACCCCGTCAGGCGCGAAATGCCTCGGCGGTGGAAGATCAGCAGCGAGGTGTTGACGCTGGCCACTCCCAACACCGTCTCGTCCGCAAACGTTCGCACGATGATCTGCCCGCCCGGCCCGCCACTCCCACTGTAGCTGGCGTCGCTGAACGAGTCACCGTTGTTGAGCCCGGAGTAGAAGATGGAGTCCGGCGCGTTGGGGTCGCCTGCGCCCCACAGCCGCTGGTTGTGGACGCACAGGGTCGAGACGCTGAACGCGCCGCCGATGCCCGTCGTGGTCAGCGCCGTGCCGTTCCACTTGTTGAGCGTGGACCCGTCCGCGATGTAGACCACGTCGTTGCTCGCGTCCCGGAACTGGGCAAACGCTGGCGCGATGGTGGTCGAGAGCGCGCCGGTCTGCGCCGTGTAGGTCCACGGGAAGCTGCCGTAGGTCGCCGTGTACAGCGTGCCGTTGTCGGCCACGACCATGATCTGCTGCGTCCCGCCGTCCTTGCGCCAGGTGTAGCCGTTCAGGATGTCACCGCCCAGCGCCGACGACGACGTGCGCCGCGTGCCCCCGCGCTTGGTCACGGCGCCGAAGTCCGTCAGGCGCGCGTTCGTCGCCCGGCGCAGCTGCGTGGGGAGCAGCGAGGCCTCGTCGGACACCGTGTTGAGCCCGCCCTGCATGGACGGCTGCTCATCCAGCAGGCGCTCACGGGGCGGCGCGGCGGGACGGAACGGGCTGGTCATCAGCCGCCAGCCCAGTCGAACCGGACATCCGGGTACGCCATGCGCGTCGGGTTGATCGTCTGCCGGCGCAGGTCGTCTAGCAGCGTCTGCCGCTCCTCGTCCGCGATCCGGCGCAGGTTGGCCGCCGCTGACGCCTCCGCGCCACCCTTCTGCAGCAGCTGGTAGGCGCCCTGGTAGACCAGCACCAGATGGCTGCTGGGCGGCCAGTCGATGGTGATGGTGTCGGCCGACAGGTCCAGCAGCGCCGTGGGCTTGTAGTTGACGCCGACGTACAGCCCGACGCCCGTGGCCACCGGCAACGCCTGCAGGTACGACCCGGTCATGTAGTACATCCGGGCGTAGTTCGGCAGGTAGTTCGTCGTGGTGGCCAGCGGCACGTCCTGGAACCGCGTCTCGGAGTACAGGACGTTGCCGTCCGACACCGACATCACGCGGTAGAAGTTCTCCTGGGCGTTGCCGCTGCCGCTGTTGAGGGCCGTCAGCGCCACCTGCCCGTTCACGTCGGTGGCCACCTGCCGCATCGCAAACCGATAGTACGGCGCGGCGTTCAGGATGTTCGACCACTCGGCGTCATAGACCGCGTCCAGCACGGTCTTGATAAACGAGTCGGACCAGCGATCCGAACCGACCGCGTCCATGTACTCCCGCGTGTCGCTCACCAACTGGGCACGGGTGATGGCCGGCACGAACGCCTCTCAGGAAAAGTGGGACTACAGCGCCGGGGTGACCTGGACCTTCTTGCCCCGCCGCGTCTTGGTCAGCCCCGTAGGGTCCGGGCTGTCCGTCAGTTCCTTCAACACCTCGTTCACCTGCTCGTTCAGCGCCTCCGTCTCGTTGAACCGGAGGATGCGATCCGCCAGCTGCGAGACTTCCTCCTTCGGGAACGTCCGCATCACGCGGTGCAGGTGCGCCGGAGCGTCGTCCAGCGAGCAGTCCATCGGCAGGTAGCCGACGATGTCGTGCGCGCGCGCGGGATCGACCTCCCCGCTCTGCACCGTGGCCCAGCGCGCGTCGTTCTCGGGCCACTGCCAGCAGATCGCCCAGTGGGTCCCGAGGTGGTCGATGAAGCGCAGGAACAGGTTCGGGTGGACCGCCCGAAGCCGCCGCTGGACCTCCGGCGACGGCTCAGGACGACCCAGCGCGTTCACCAGCACGGACACGGCTTAGTCCTGTACCAGCAGTTCGGCCACACCGACCAGGTCGTCGGGCTGCACCGTCACCGACCCGACCGTCACCAGCGCCAGCCGCAGACTGTCGCCGGGGCGCAGGGTGCGCTCGGCCTCGGTCAGCGTGCCGGTGACGCTCACCGTGATCGGCACGTTCGCCGTCTTGGCGTTGATGTCCACCGCCGCCGTCAGCGCCAGCGCCGTGCCGCCGGTCATCTTGATCAGCTGCAGCGTGCAGCTGGTGGCCGCCGTGGGGTACACCTCGGCCGAGATGGTCAAGCGCGAGACGACGCACGTTGCCGCCATCGCCCCGATGTTGTGGTTCTGCGTGCCAGCGGCCAGCGTGCCGGTGTTGATGCGCCCGCTGGTCAGCGGCACCGGCTGTGTCCCGAACCGACCGGGCCGAGGCATGAAAGCGTTGCCAACGCTCATGGGTGACTCCGAAGAAGAAGGGCCAGCGCGTCAGCGGGGGGCGGCACCGCGCCACCCCCCACCGTTCACGCTTAGATGACGTGCGAGTAGCGCTGCGTGTCGGTGTACCCGGTGATGATCCCGTGCGCGTTGCGCGCAAGGCAGGCCAGGTTCCCGTACCACCCGTAGGTCGTCTCGAACGCATCGCGGCCCTGCAGCCACCGCCACGGCCCGGCGCCCTCGAACTCGACGAAGCCCCAGTCCTTCGCATCCACCCACGCGAGCGAGGGGATGTGCAGGAGGTAGATGGTGCCGGCGGGGACGTAGTAGTCCTGCACCATGTTGATCCCGCAGACCTCGACGGCGCGGTAGCCGCCCTTGATGGTGCGCGAGAACTCGCCCGCCGTGAACCGGCGCTGGGCCACCATCGACTCCATGAGGCGCTTGGTCACGCCCGGGGTGGACATCAGCAGGAACTCCTGCGGGCGGGTCATGGCGTCCTTGCCGGACAGCCCGTTGATCCGCTGGATGAGATCCCAGATGTCCGACTCGGTCGGCTGGTTCGCGTCCGGGGTGTCGGTCCCGGCGGTCAGGCGCACCGTGTTCCAGATCGGGTAGGACGAGGCCGCCACGCCGTGCAGCGTCCCGTAGGAGCCGCCCCGGTTGGTGATGTTCACCAGCCCGTTCATGGCGCTGTTGTACGACGTGTCGTTCGCCGTCGCCTTGACGACCCAGTCCGACCCGGTGGTGCCGGAGATGGTGCCCGACAGGGTCAGGGTGGAGTTGTCACCCGAGACGCTGATCGCAGTCACCTGCGCCCGCCCGCGCACTGCCGGGCCCGTGGGGTTCAGGATGGCGATGGTGTCGCCCACCGAGATGAGCAGCGAGCCCTGCCCGGCGTTGGCCAGCCCGTAGGGGCTGTTGACCACGACGGTGGTCGGCGGGCCAGCGGTGTAGCTGGACACCAGCGCGACGATGCCGTCCGGCTTGTTGTGGAGCGCCTGCTGCATGAGCAGCTTGGAGGCGTCCTTGATCTCCTCCATCGTCTTGCGGAGGATCGTGGTGAACGCGGCCTCCTTCGACTGCGTCCCGACGAAGGCGAGGCCGTCCACCTGGCGCGTGGTGTAGGCGCGGACGACGCCCACGTTCGCCTGCACTTCCTGCGCCGTGGTGTCGTTCGGGAAGTACCCGGCGCTGGAGAACGTGGCGCCCGACGAACGGCCGGTGACCACGTCGAAGAACACGTTGTTGCCGCCCCAGCGCATATTGCGGATGCCGCCCGCCTTGGCCTTCTCCAGCTGAGCGAGGAGCGGGGTGACCTGGTTCTGGACCTTCTCGCGGAACTGGCTGTAGACGTTCTTGAGCAGCCCCGTCAGTTCCGTATCGGTGATGACTGTCGGTGAAGGCATGGGAGTCCCTCCTATGGGACGCTAGCGAATCGTGGAAAGGACGCTGGCAATGGCACTTTCCATTGCCTCGTCAACCGTTGTGATCGGCTTGGCCTTCGGCGTGCTGCGAGCCGGGGCGGCGGCGTTCGAGACGGGCTTGAGCGCCTGACCGATCTGTCGCTTGGCCTTCTGTGCCTCGACTCGCGCCCGGTCCCGCTCGGCCAGCGCCTGTTCCCTGACGGGATCGGTAGCCGACTCGCTGCGGTACTGGTGCATCATCTTCGCCCAGATTGCCAAGTCATCAACGACGTACTTTCGCACAGCATCGTAGCGTGACATGGGGACGTAGGCACTCCCGTCGGGGGCCTGCACCATGTGCGCCTGCATGGCGAGTGCAAATCGTTCGTCCAGTTCCGCCTTGTCGATGGTGGGCAGTGCCTGCGCGATGATGCGCAGGGCTGGCTCCACTTCCTCCCGGTGGAATTGGGTTCCTACTGCTGAAATCTGCTCCATCTGCTGCTGAATCCGCAAGTTGGCCACTTCCTGCTCGGCCCGTTCCGCCCGGCGCTCCGGGCTGTTCTCGCGGCCGTACTGCTCCTGCACGGCGAGGAAGAACTCGTCGTCGGTCAACAGGCGCTCCAGCTGCGCCTCCCGCTCGGCCAACATCTCGGCCAGCTCCTCGCGCTGCTGGGCGATGGCCTGCGCCTCCTGCTCAACCAGCTGAACCCGCTCCTCCCGCTCCTGGTTGTACACCCCGAACTGCGCCAGTTTGACCACCTGGTCCAGCCGGTCCTTCCGCACCTTGCCGTTGGCCTTGTACTCGACCATGAGGGCCGGCACCTCCAACTCCTCGCCCTCGGCGTCCTTGAGGACGAAGTCGGTCGCCAGCGTATCGGCCACCGGTTCGACCATGACGAAGCCCTCGGGGAGCGCCACCTCCTCGGCGGCTGCCTCCTCGCCCTCCTCCCCGTCTAGGACCGGCTGGTCCAAGTCGTCGGCGGGCGTATCCGTGGGCGTTTCGGTCGGCTGCTCCTGCTCGGTCGCCTGCTCCTGCGTGAACTCAGCGATGGCAGACGAGACGGCGTCGTCCATCGCGGCGCTGATGTCGGACGGCGCCTCGGCGGAAGCGGTGGGTGTTGCGACTGCGGTTTCCATAAAGGGAAGGACTGGGGGGAACTAGGTCTGCCGGGATAAGGCGTCCGCTTGCTGAGCGGCTTGCTCGGCCTCGTCGGTGCCAGCCATCGTCTGCTGCATGAGATTGGCCACACCGATGGGGGGATTGCCGCTCGCCAAGGGCAGCTGGCCCGGCGGGAGGGCAGGCACGGATGCCGCCTGCGGGCCCTCGCCGGGGCCACCTTGCGGCGGGCCAGCGGGGGCACCGGGGGGCATCCCACCCTGCTTCTGGGCCGCCTGATTGGCCAGCGCCGTCCACCGTTCCTGCGCGGCGGCGATGATCTCAGGCGACAAGTCGTCTTGCAGCAGAATCTGGCGCTCCAGCACGTCCTGGTGGATCGCCTCGTTGTCCTGCCATCGCATCTCGGGGGGCGCGTACCCCATCCGAATGGCCTCGGCCACCCGCATGGCCCGCGCCTCCTGGTCCTCGTCGGGCGTCCCCAGGTCCTTCGCCACGGCGAACATCTGCCGGCGCCGGTACTCCTTGAGGTCGATCACGCCCGTCTGCAGCCAGTTGTCCAGCAGGTACATCCGGAACGCCATCGGCATCGGCATCATCGTAGCCGGATCGACCTTCACGTCCGACACGCCATCGAAGTCCGTGGCCGACACTGCCCGCGCCAGATCC